CTGATGAGGCTCGTAGTGAGTTACGAAAGAGTATCATCATACAATATAACCACAGACTAGTGGAAACATCAGGACTATAATATGTTACTTAACGCAGACGCTAAAGCATTAGAGTGGGTATGTGCAACGTACCTATCTCAAGATGACACGGCAAAGAAAGAGATATGGGATGAGGTTGACCAGCATACAGACAACCAAGAAAGGTTTGGTCTACCATCTAGGTTAGTAGCAAAGACATTCGTCTTCCGTCTAATCTATGGTGGTAGTGCATACTCGTATGCTATGGACCACAACTTCAAGGACATAGGTGGTGAGAAGTATTGGCAAGACATCATTGATAAGTTCTATGATAAGTATAAAGGTTTAGCTAAATGGCACACAGATATAGTAGACACAGTAAAGAAACAATTCTATCTAGAGATGCCAACAGGTAGACGATATGATTATAGAATGGAAGTTAATTCAATGGGTAAGCCCAAGCTACCACGAACTAGAATACTTAACTATCCAGTACAAGGACTGGGTGCAGACCTCATGTCAATAGCTAGAGTAAGCATAGCTAACAGACTACGAGGCAAACAGAATGTTGACTTAATCAACACAGTACATGACTCTGTTATGATTGACTTTGATGACACGAAGAATGACAGTGATGAGCTAGTCAGTATAGTGGAACAAGCGTTCCATGATATACCTGCTAACTTCTATAGATTGTTCGGTAGTAAGTTTAACTTACCGACAAGAGTAGACATACAAGTAGGTAACCACTGGGGTGAAATGAAGTAGTTGACTTTTCATTTTACATATGTTATACTATTAGTGTAGTATAAATTAATCAAGGAGATTATATGTTAATAAATGTAATTGATGTAGGGAGTGTTAACACACACTCGGCAAAGAACGGTAGACAATACCAATCTTTAGAAGTAACATACAAGAATGAACAAGGACAAGCACAGTCCAAGAAGTTAATGTCATTCGGTAATCCTGAAGTGTTCAAGACAGCACAGTCATGGACCAAAGGAGATTCAGTAAACATTGCAACAGAGAAAGATGGTAATGGTTACTGGCAATGGACTAAGATTCTAGCAGAAGGTGAGTCAGCTCCTGTTAGCAATGCACCAGCGAGTAACGCTGGAGGTAGTAACACTAGGGTGACTGGTAGTAACTATCCTACGCAAGAAGAGAGGGCACAGACCCAAGTGTATATCATTAGACAATCGTCGTTGACTAATGCAGTAGCTACACTGACAACAAAGGGTAAGCCTATTACATCTGATGAGGTACTGACACTAGCCAGGGTGTATGAAGGGCATGTGTTAGGTATTGAAAACAAACCTCAAGCAATCAAAGAGCCTAGCTCTATTGAGGACTTGTCTTCGGACATACCGTTCTAGATGTTAGCACTAATTGACCATGACTTAGTAGTGTTTCGTTCGGCTGCATCAGCAGAGAACGATAGCTTTAACATAGCCAAGTACAGGGCAGAGCAGTTACTAGATAGCTTGATGGAGAAGACAAAGGCAACAGAGTATCGTGCCTTTATCTCTTCAAAGACTAACTTTCGTAAAGACATATTACCAAGTTACAAAGCTAACAGGACTGCACCTAAACCTGTTCACTTGAAAGCACTACAAGACTATGCGTTAGAACACATGAATGCCGAGTTAGCAAGAGAGGGGTTGGAAGCTGATGATGAACTAGCAATCAATCAAACAGACGACACGATTATAGTATCTCTGGATAAAGACCTATTGCAAGTACCTGGTCAGCACTTCTCGTGGGAGATTAGTGGTAAGAATTGGAAGAGACCTGATATCTTTAGGACAGTAAGTGAGATGGATGGTCTCCGCCTCTTCTTTGAACAGTGCATTAAGGGTGATACATCTGACAATGTAGTGGGTATCAAAGGGTTTGGTGATAAGAAAGCCAAGAAGTTATTGCAGTATATAGATTCACCTGAAGAAATGTTTATGTTGGTACAGGATTTATATAATGACGACGAGTCTTTCATTAAGAATGCATCATGTCTTTGGATGAAGAGAACACTAGAAGATAATTGGAGAGATAGGTTTGAACAATTTCAAAAGCAAACTGGAGGAGAAAGCATGGAAGCTACTGAAGAAGAACTTCCCGTCAGTTAAGTATGAGCCTGATGTTATTAAATACATACAGCCAGAGAAGGAAAGGAAGTACAACCCTGACTTTAGGATGGCAAGGAATGTATACATAGAAGCAAAGGGTAAGTTAGACTTAGCAACAAGGCAGAAGATGGTATGGTTCAAAGAAAATAATCCACACATTACAATCATCTTCTTATTTATGAACCCAGACAATAAGATAACCAAGCGTAGTAAGACAACTTACGGAGCATGGGCAACTAAGGAAGGGTTTGAATGGTTAGACTTTAGAAAGGATTGGATACATGGATATAAAGAACTTAGTAGAGAACGATGATGGTAGTGTTGACTTTGACTTTAAGGTTGACAGTAAGGAAACAGAGTTCCTTCTTACCTTTGCTATCAAGGCATTGATAAGAGAGGGTATCATTAAGACAGGTCAAGAAGAATTTGACTTACAACAAATGGAACAATTTGATAGGGGGTTAGACTCATGAAGCATTTAGTTATACCTGACACCCAAGTAAAGCCAGGCATTAGTCTGGCTTACTTATCTTGGATAGGTAATTACATAGTAGCAAAGAGACCAGAGGTTATAGTAATGATAGGAGACTTTGCTGATATGCCTAGCTTATCATCATATGATACTGGTACAAAGTCTTTCGAAGGTAGAACATATAAGGCAGACATCAAGGCTGCACAAAAGGGTATGGAAGCATTACTAGCACCTATGAAAGCATTGAACAAGAAGTTACTTAAGAGTAAGAAGAAACAATACAAACCTAGAATGGTTATGACATTGGGTAACCATGAGCATAGAATTACTAGAGCAGTAGAGTATGATAGAAAACTTGAGGGTCTAGTATCATTGGAGGATTTAAAGTATGAAGAATCTGGATGGGAAGTACACCCCTTTTTGGATGTCGTTAGTATTGATGGTATTGCTTACTCTCACTATTTTGCTAGTGGAGTTATGGGAAGACCAATTACTTCAGCGAATGCATTGCTTACCAAAAAACATATGTCATGTTTTGCAGGACATCAGCAAGGCAGACAGATTGCTTACGGAAGAAGAGCTGATGGTACAGAGATGACATCTATCATAGCAGGTAGTGCATACATACATGAAGAAGACTATCTATCAGTACAAACTAACCAACATTGGAGAGGTATCTATGTCTTACATGAGGTTAAGGATGGTGCATTTGATGAGATGGCAGTGAGTATGGACTATCTTAAAAAGAACTATAAATAGCTATTGACTTTTACCTAAAAGTATGCTATAATATTAATACAGATGGAGAAAATAATGACAAAGATATTTGATGAATCATGGGATGACCCACTAACAGCACAGGTAGGTGGTGACCATTACAAGAACTTAGTAATACAACCTGTTGAATACATTACTGCTAACAACCTTAGCTACTTACAAGGTTCAGTTATTAAATATGTAACAAGGTATCAAGATAAGAATGGTATAGAAGATTTACAGAAAGCTATTCACTTCGTTAAGATGATGATACAAGAAGAGGAGGATAAGAAATGAACAAGAAAGGTACACAGATACTAACATTCTTACTAGTACTATTTGTCTTCTGTTGGTTTATGATAGAGAAGGCAAGAGCTAATAAGGTAGGTGTTGGTCCATTTGTTATGGCAGTTAGTTATACAGAATCATATGATGACTTACAGTATGTAGCTAACTTTGTTAACTGTGATATGGCATTGGACTACTACAATCTTAATTGTACTAATGCTTCTATCATGATGTGTCAATTGGAAGAGTATCTTTACATGCCTATTGGGCACAAAAGTTCTGTGCCATTTGACTTTGAACCCACTGACAAGCAATCATGTGGATTTGTTGGTGTTGATAATAACTTTACAGGAGGGACTGATGACTAATAATCATTACGGTCGGTCATAATTATTGTGACTTTCCAGGAAATTTTAGAGAAACTAAGTACGTTAGAAGAGACAGAATTAATAGATTTATTAGGTGTTACTTCTGACGTTATTGTAGAGCACTTTCGAGATGAAATCGAAGAGGACATCGAGAAGTATGAGAAATATATAGAAGATAATAGAGAGGATGATTTATATGAGTAGTTTACCATCGGTTTACCAATCAGTCATAGCAATGTCACGCTATGCTAGGTACTTACCAGAAGAAAATAGACGAGAGACATGGGAAGAGACAGTAGATAGGATGGTTAACTATTTATCTAGTAAGAACAAAGGATTAACCAAAGAATTTAAAGAGATACGAGAAGCAGTACTCAATCTAGAGATAATGCCAAGCATGAGACTAATGATGTCAGCTGGTGAGGCTTGTGAAAGAGATAATATTGCTGCTTATAACTGTAGTTACCTAGCTATGAACAACAAACGAGCCTTCAGCGAGGCTTTATACATCTTAATGAATGGTACAGGAGTAGGATTTAGTTGTGAAAGACAAGAGATTAGTAAATTACCTAGCATTCCAGAAACAATTAGTAACTGTGATGATGTTATTGTTGTTGGTGACAGCAAACTTGGCTGGGCGAAGTCGTTTAAGAAACTTTTATCTTCTCTCTGGGAAGGAGACATACCAACCATTGATTATACACAAGTAAGACCTGCAGGTGCTAGACTTAAGACATTTGGTGGTAGAGCTAGTGGTCCAGAACCTCTAAAGAGATTGTTTGACTTCGTTATAGAGACATTTAAACATGCTCAAGGTCGTAAGTTAACATCTATTGAGGTCCATGACATTACATGCATGATTGGTGAGATAGTTGTTGTAGGTGGTGTTAGAAGGTCAGCTCTTATATCCTTATCTAACCTAACAGACAAGAGAATGAGAGAAGCTAAGATGGGTGCATGGTATAATGACTTTGCATACAGAGGTTTAGCTAATAATTCAGTTGCTTACACAGAAAGACCTGATATGGAGACATTCATGGATGAGTGGGTATCACTTGTCAAGTCTAAATCAGGTGAGAGAGGTATCTTTAATAGAGTTGCTGCTCAAGTACAAGCAGAGAAACAAGGTAGAGAGAAAGACCTTAACTACGGGACAAATCCATGTTCTGAGATAATTTTGAGGGATAAGCAATTCTGTAACCTAACAGAAGTAGTTGTTAGAGCTAATGATACTAAAGAAACACTAACTAGGAAGGTTCAGTTAGCTACTATTCTTGGTACATTACAATCTAATCTTACTAACTTCCAATTCTTATCTGCAGAGTGGACAAAGAACACTAAAGAAGAAAGACTTCTAGGTGTATCATTAACAGGTATCATGGATGCTAAGATAACATCTAATCCAGACCCTATTTTCTTAGAGGAACTTAAGAATGAAGCGAACAAAACGAACAAAAAGTATGCGAAAATGTTGGACATTGAGCCCAGCAAATCAATCACTTGTGTCAAGCCTAGTGGCACTGTCAGTCAGCTCGTTGATAGTGCTTCTGGTATACATACTAGGCATTCTCCTTATTATATAAGAACTATCCGTATGGATAAGAAAGATTCTATCTATGAGTTCTTAAAAGATAAGGGTGTACAGGTAGAAGATGAACAGTTTAGACCAGACAGTACTGCAGTATTCTCTTTCCCTATTAAAGCACCATCAGGTGCTATCACCAGGGATGATAAGAATGCTATTGAGCAGTTAGAGAACTGGTTAGTGTATCAGAGACACTGGTGCAACCATAAGCCATCAGTAACTATCTC